TCTGATTAAGGTCTGCCCACTGCCGATCATTTGAGTATCCAGAAGCGAACTTGGCCGCGTCGGGATAGATAGAAGCACCCTCCTCAGTATCCCAGTAACAACTTGAATAAGTACTGCCGGCATCCATGTTGCCGACAATTCCGCCACCGATATAAGGCTGAGGTCTTGTGTCATAAGAATAAGTGTAACACGAATTTTGATATTGTATCGAAGCAGCAGCATAACAATTAGTAATGATCGAATTCTTTTTGGAATCATTACCAATAAGGCCGCCTTGGTCTATACCTATTTTACAATCACCTCCCGTTCTTGCTATTGCAACTCTCGCATAGCAATCCGTTATAATAGCCCTATTATCTAGAAATCCGACAAGACCTCCGGTATTGTCTCCAGACTCCCAAGGCGAAATCGAACCAACCGCTCCGCATCTTGTAATAACAGCATCATTGTCACATGCACCAACCAATCCGCCAGTACTGTGGCCTATATAGACATTAATCGAACCAGAAACAAAACAATCTGTTATGGTCGAAGCATTTCCTAACGTCCCAACAAGTAAACCAACCGGACCCATCCTGCTATTAGCGATAGTGAAATTAGTTACTCTTAAATTACTAACATGAGCATTTTCGGCTGGATTAATTGAATCACCTAAATTGGAGAATAAAGAGGTATATTCTCCAAGGGTTGTTGTGTTTTGGTAAAGACCATCAATAGTATGATTTCGGCCATCTAGAGTCCCTTTGAATTCAACGCCGGGAGAGCCTATTGGTATAAACCCCCGCCCAGCGTTCCAGTTAATCGTATCAGTGGCGTCGAGGTCTGTCATCAGTGCATAGTCACCGGTTAGATCATTATTCATTGCCTGGAGACCGGCCAAGTCATAAATCAATATCTTGTCTTCGAGGCCAATGGCGGATTCGATTTCTGCGGAAAAGTTAGGTATCGCCTGAGTACCGCCCAGTTCGTAATCTTCAAAAAAGATGCAGCATAAATTCGGGTAATCGCCATAGTCCTCGCCCGTTAAATCGCTGATGCCGACATTGCCGTTGCCTTCAAATACAGTGAGTGGATGTGATGTCCAGGTCTTTATCGTCTCCTCGTACCTCCCTGGAGGTAGACCGAGGTCCATGAATTCCTCAGGGCTCATCATGCCTTTTGAGAAAAATTCACTATTCTCTTGGCTCGGATTCAGATTCTTGAGTTGTTTTTTACCTTTCCACAAACGTATAAATGTCCCTGGCCCCTCGCAAAATGCGATTAGAAAACTCCTCCGGTACTTGGTTTGAATCGTATAATAATCCTGATCGCCTCCACCTTTACCACTTTCGACTTCTTGCTCGGTAGCATACTCATAAGCAACGGGCGGTCCGCACCAGATAACATTGCCAGGAACTCTCTTTCGACCGTAGATTTTTGTAATTGGATTGCCCTTGGTCGACCCCATGAGCGGGAAGCCGCCCACCTTCGGCATTCTAATATCATCCGGCGGAGACACGAATTGAGCGGCGATGTAATATGCGGCATAAGATACAGCCAATGAGATCAACGCCTGTACGATTAACGCTTCCGCCAGAATTCCATTCATTAGCTCAAACATTTAATGTAATTTCTCCTCAGTCAGCCTATAAGTTGCCAGCCATCGGCTTGACCATTGCGAATTTTTTAACAGGCTCTTTTTACAATAACCATTAGACATGAGCGAATGTACCATCACTGGGCCTGGCTTAACGATAATCCCGCAATGGGCTGGACACTTGCCGAACCACATGACAGCAATATCGCCAACGGTCGCCAGTTTATTCGGAACTCTCTGTGCTATCTTGCTCAATTCATCGATCACATAATTACCTGCCCCGGCGTGAAGGTTCCACTGCTTACTATATTGGCGGAGTACAAATCCATTAAGGTATCCCAATTCCCTGCATATCCCGATAATCAAACCAGTGCAGTCACAGCCGTTCCGCGTTGTGCCCCGATGTTCGTAAGGAACTTTCTGCTTGGCATACTGCAATGCCAATTCAGCAATCCGAGTATTGAGCGATTGTAATTGTGTTTCTATCATAGTAATATATTTTCTATGGGCGGGCCGTAAGGGAATCCACGCCAGTTGGGTACGTTATTATACCTTGCCTCACACGTCACAGGTCTGAAGTCGCAGCCGGGATATATGTTGTACGTATCGCCGACAGCATTCGCAGAAACAAACGGCCACATTACAGTTCTCGACGATCCAGATGTCGTCAGGAGAGGTCTGGACTCACCGGCATTATCACCTCCGGTCATTTCAAGCTCGCCCTGCTCATAAAATTCAGTGTCCTCTGCCGGCGTGCCGTTGGCAGTAATAGTATCGCCACCACTTGTGAGGACTTCGTTATTGTTATAGTTAGCCGCGTTCGATAGTTCGACATACCATATCGTCCCGGTCGCTGCGGTTAGATAAACGATCTGAACAACTACTGCCGTATAGCCGTTATCTCCGCCTGTGATTGTATCGCCTATCTCGATTGGATTGCCGCTGTCGCCTGCATCGAAATCGACCGAATAGAGCGTGCCTGCTGAGGCGTCGGTGAGCGATGTTGACGTTCCGGCGGTTGCTGTGCCTGCGTAAGCGAAAGCCGCCCGGATAAGACCACAGGTATCGTCGAATAGAAAATTATTGCACGGCTCCTGATATGTATGGGCTGGAACTTTAATTCCTAATGAATCCATCCTGCTTATTAATCGCATAGCTAATGCGCTACTATTGAAATTAACATCAGGCCGCCATATATTTAGCAGGATTTCTTCGTCAGCAGCATAAGCAGTATCCCAACGGATTCGCTTGTGCGTTATCTCCGCAGCCTCTAAAATATTACTATGTATCTTATCCAGAAATTCCGTGCCCTGTATCCCTAATACTATCTCGCATTCATCGTACCGTCCGTCCGAATTAAATCTGATCGGCCCGCGAGTGATAGGTATGGCTGTATATGTATTTCCAGCAGCATCCCACACGATATCTTTGGCGTGGTCTGTGTATCGATATATCTCACCATTGGACAGGGTAAGTATATACAGCTCGCATATTCTTACCATTCCCAGAGCAATCGCAGTCTCAAATGCAGCAGATACGGATTTCATTTACTCGTCCTCCACAAGATGAATACCCTGTGCTTGCCAGTGTTCAGGAATATTCTTTATATCCACATGACGGTCGAAATCAAATCGGACATTAAAATAGAAATGATAATCGGCAGTAATCACTTCACCGCCGGCCATCGCTCCATTAGGTGCTGAACCGGCCATCCAGTTAATTATCCCAGTTGTGTCGTCTAAAGTAAAATGAGTGTCCTCAGTCTTAGCAGCGCCATTGAGCCATACCGAAGGTGCGTATATATCCGAAGGCCGGATCTTTTTCTTGTCTTCGTCCCATGTCTCGGCTTCGGTGGGGTAATACGATTTGATAAGCTGTGTAGTCTCATCAGCAGCAACTGTGGTTATCGAGCATTCTGTGGCCGTACAAGAGAAGTCGTCTATATCCGCAAGCAAAAAAGTTCTCGCCCGACCGTGAGCACGATTGAATATCTCAAGAAACTTGTCCCTGCCAACTTTCGTCAAGGCATCGTAGCTGATATACCAATGCCGAAGAGGCTGAGGCCACAGTTGATTCCGCTGTGACGTTTGTCCGTAGCTGACAACGTCCGTAGCCCATTGAATTTCTACTCGAACAGGATATTGCTCACCGTATCGGGGATTGATAAATGACCTTAGTTCTATTTCCATTAACGGAGCCTCCTATCGGGGTGATTTGAATTGCGTGAGGATACTCGCAGGTCAGAAAGGAAATTCTTTTCTTTTGCTAATGCCGCCTGAACAGATTGTGAGTCCATAGCCTTAATCTCTGTATAGTAATTATTGGTTACTGCCGCCTGACTAAGCTCACTCCTACCTGATTTAACAATCTGCTTATTCGGGACCAACATTTCATCCTTCTCGATAATCGCAGCCATCTCATTGCTCTTGAGACCCCGGCCACTTCGGAAGCTCGGAGTACCCGCCGGGACCCAGCCTGTGTGTAATATAGTAGGATCTCCTCCGTCATTCCCGCCGACGGGGTTGCTACTGACATTCCCGAAACCTAAGCCGGTTAGTATCCGATACATTATCCACCGGGCGATCATATCGGAGACCATCTTGGCAAATGAATCACCTATCGAGTTGAAGAAATTCTTCATCGATTCCTGCCAGTTGTCGCTATCCTTTATAATCCCCTGGAACGCAGACGACATAGACCCCTCAATCTCACTTGCCACCGAAGCGAACTGCTCAGAAATATAGTGTGCAGAGTCCTCCATGTCTTTTCGCAACTCCTCGTAGTATTTTCCCATCGCATCGAGGCTTTTAAGACGCATATCTTCCTGTATCTTAAGCAGTTCACTGGCATACCACTCTTCAAGCAGAACTTTGTCAGTGACGTGCTCGGCGTAATCGGCCTTTTGTAGAACGAGCAACGCTACCTGTGCCTGGTAATATCCATCGCCGTATTGACCCATGTCAGAATACATTTGTGCGGTAATTTGCGCTCGCGATAATGCCTCCCTATGTTCCGCCTCGGTAATACCCGCTGTTATCTTCTCAATCTCGGATTCATACCATTTATCAAGTAGAGACTTATCGGTTACGAATTCAGAATATTCGTCATATTGCAAATCGATAAGTGCCTTCTGAGAATTAAGATAATCCTCCCCACGCCCTTTCATGCCACGATACATA